AGTTAACCTTTCAATCCTGCGTGACCCATTCACACAGGCATCAACTGGAAGCGTTAGGTACTATTGTCGGTCAAGGGTTGGCGGACAAGTTGTCTTGCCTGAAGCTATCCGCATCCAAAAGACAAGCACATAGGAGGGCAACATGGCAGACCTTACACACTCCCTAAAACAAGTCACAACCATTATCAATGCAGTGAAAACTGCTGATGCTAATGGAACTGACGTTGATACAACAGGCTATGAATCAGCTACATTGGTTGTTCAAGTTGGCGCAGAGGGCGATACCCTTGCGGCAAACCTGTTTTTCAAGCTTCACATTGAACACGCTGATGATAATGGTTCTGGCTCTGCTGGAACTTATGCAGAGTGTACTCAAGCTGAAGTCACTGGAGGCACAATTGCCGCCAATGGCGTTTGGTTGATTCTTGATGGCACAGGTACGGCTGGTTCTGGTGGAAACCCAGATACAGTTGGCTTGGTTGACCGCATTGGTTATATCGGCGGCAAGAAGTTTTTACGCGCAAAGATAAGCAAGTCAGGTACGCATTCCAATGGAACGCCTATCTCGGCTCAGTTTATTTTGGCAAATGCTCGTCACACTGGTGACAATGCAAAAGCTGACCATAACGTCTAAATAAAATTGGGAGCAAGGTTTAGGTATTAACTGACCTTGCTCCTTACTTCATGGAGGGCTTTATGACTATAATAATGATTCAAGATGGCATTGGCGTTTCAAATGAACGTGGCTCAATGACTCGCACATATAAAGAAGGTGAAGAGCTTTCTAGTGACACGGAATGGGAACAGGCCAGAAACGCGGCTTTTATTAGCAGTGGGCTTGCTCAAGAGACTAAGGTAGTAAAACCTACCGAAACTAAGACAGCCGCCCCAGAGAGGGCTAGAAAAGCTGATGGAACGCTAAAGGGCGATGACAAAAGCACTCCAGATGTCAATGAGGCATGGGTGGGTGGTGTTGCACCAAGCGCAAAGGCTAAATCTAAATAGCGTATTGGGGGCATCATGAGCCGTGGAATAACCAATGCGTTAAACACCGTATTCACATCATCACATATCAGGCCGTTTGTTGCGGTTGACCTAGACTTTTCTGGCGGCAATGTGACTGTCTGGACAGGTCTAGGAAATATTACGTTTGCAAGCACAACCTTTGTTGGCACTGGCGAAGTTCTTGGAATATCACCAGTAACGGAAAACGGCGCAGTTCAAGCCAATGGGCTTAACATAAACTTCAATGGTTTAGATTCAGCATTGGTTTCAACCGCCCTTACCGACAATTATCAAGGCAGAAGCGCAAAAGTTTATCTTGGCAGCATCACAGAGGCTTATGCAGTAGTCGCTGACCCATATCTCTTATTCAGTGGTCGTATGGACACCATGAACATTTCAGATGATGGAGAAAGAGCTAATATTCAAGTCTCATGTGAAAGCCGTCTGGTTGATTTGAACAGGCCAAAGGTTAGGCGTTACACACAAGTTGACCAGCAAACAGAGTTCTCAGGTGACAAGGGTTTAGATTTTATATCAAGCCTTCAAGAGAAATCTATTAGATGGAGTGCTAAGTAATGGGTTTCTTTAAGTCATTTTTCAAAGCTCTCACTAATCCAAAGACACTTATAACAGCGGCAATTATGTTTATGATTGCTGGACCAGTTGGTGCATTAAGCACATTGCAATCAATAGCGGTGTATGCCGCAGCAAATGCCGCGCTATCAGCGTTATCGCCTGTGCCAGAAATGCCAAGCATGGGAGGGTATGGTGATTATGTAAGTGAGGCAACGTCTCGCACACAGATGATTAAACAGCCAGCGCAACCTCGCAGGGTCGCATATGGCAAGGTTCGCGTATCTGGTGTTCTGTCTTTTATAGAGTCAACTGATTCAGACAGCGTTTTACACATGATTATTTCTCTATGTACACATGAGATAAATAGCTTTGTTAGCTTCAGAATTGATGAAGATACAGTCACCATGAATGGAAATAAAGTGACCGCCCCATCAAGATTTTTAGATGGAAGCACTAGGCTTGTAGAGATTAACACACATAATGGCGCAGATAGCCAAGCCGCAGATACTCTATTAACGCAAAGAATAAAGGCATGGACGACAGACCATAGATTGCGCGGCATTGCGTATATGTATTGTCAGTTAAATTTTAATGCTGAAGCGTTTCCACAGGGGTTGCCAAACATATCAGCCGTGATTGAGGGCAAGAAGGTTTTTGACCCGCGTGATTCAAGTACAGCGTTCTCAAACAATTCTGCTCTTTGTATTAGAGATTTTCTAACTGATACAAGATACGGCTTGTCCTGTAGCGCAAATGAAATAGATGACACATCATTTATTGCGGCGGCTAATGTTTGTGATGAGAATGTGACGCTTGCGGCTGGGGGAACTCAAAAACGCTATACTCTTAATGGCACATTCCAAACCAACAGCGCACCCAAAAAGATTATTGAGAATATGCTTACATCATGTGGCGGAATATTGACTTATACAAACGGCAAGTTTCGTTTGTTGGTTGCAGAATACAGAAGCCCAGCTATCACTCTTACTCAAGACGATTTTCATGGTCCAATACAACTGGCAGCAACTCAAAGTCAGATGGAAAATTATAACTCAATCAAAGGGGTTTATTCTCCAGAGTCAAATGGGTTTGTTGCAACTGATTACCCGCCGATTACATCAAGCACTTTTGTTTCTGAGGACAATGGAGAGACACGATACTTAGATTATGACTTGCCATACACAACAAACTCACCTCGCGCACAGCGTCTTGCTAAGATAATTCTTTACAGAAACAGGCAACAGGTAGTGCTGCAATGCCAACTTTCTATGAAGGGATTTAACCTTGCTATTGGTGACACCTGTTATGTGACATTGCCAAGGTATGGCTTCAATAATAAAGTTTTTGAAGTCGCTGAATGGAATATAGCTGTTGTGGGCGGCATGGATTTAGGTGTTGATGTTACATTGAGAGAAACAAACAGCGCGGTGTATGATTGGAACGCTAATGAAGCAGACTTCCAAGAAGATAACTCAACGCTTCCTGACCCATTTGTTATCCCTGCGCCTACCTTGTCTGTAACAGATATTGTGCAAACCTTCCAACAGGGGGCTATAACCACTCTGCAAGTCAATGTTAGCTCAACAAGCGTTTATGCTAATCAGTTTGAGGTGGAAGCAAAGAAAACAACTGACACCACATTTACCTCATTGGGAACTCAAAAGGCTGGAATTTATGAATTGGTGAATGTTGAGGCTGGCGCAACCTATGACATCCGCGCCAGAGCAATCAGTACGTTCCAAACTAGGTCGCCATATGCCACAGCAACTCACACCATAGCTGGCAAGGGAACAAGCGCGCCATCTAATGTTGCTGATTTCACGCTAGACTATCTTGGGTCAAATGCTCTGCTTACATGGACTCCAGTGACGGATGCAGATTTATCTCATTATGTAATCCGCCACCAAGGGGTCACTAGCGGGGGTGACTTCTCAAGTGGCATCACCCTAGCTCAAAAGGTATCAAGGCCAGCTAACAGCGTCATAGTGCCAGCCCTAGAGGGTACATATTTTTGCGTGGCGGTTGATAAGTACGGTAACAATTCAGCGTTAGCCGCCCAGACCATAGGTATTATTGACCAAGCTCCAATCGCTGCTGATTTCAAATTGGTTTCATCAAACACCCAAAGCCCTGATTTTAATGGCGTAAAAACGAATGTAGTCAAGCCATCAGATGAAAATGTATTAATTCTAAGCACGACTATCTTATTTGATAGTGGAACAGGTAACTTTGATGATGCTGATGGACTGTTTGATGGTGGTCCTGATGGGGTTGTGTCTACCACAGGAACGTATGATTTTGATACGGTTATTGATTTAACAGCCAAGCAAACCGCTAGATTATCATTCACAATAACGCAAACCCGTAGACAGTATGATGCTGTTAAGCCTACATCACAAGGAACGACTGACTGTGAGATGCAAGTGGCAACAACAGATGATGACCCCACAAGTGGTTCAGCTTCATTCACAGCTTTTTCAAGGGTTGTTGCTGGCGATTACAGCGCAAGAGGGTTTAAGTTTAGGCTTCTTATGTCCACAATAGATATTGATGACACGCCTGTTGTGTCTGCTTTGACTGTTAATTTATCTCTGGCGAGGCGCACTGAATCACAGGGTAACGTATCAAGCGGAACATCAGCCAGCGGGAAAGCTGTAACATTTGCAAATGCTTTTGGGTCTATAGATGGTATAAGTATTGCGGGGCAAAATATGAACTCTGGAGAGTTTTATCAAATAACCAATAAAACCACATCAGGGTTTACGATTATATTTAAGGAATCAAACGGCAATGTTGTGGATAGAACATTTGATTTGACTGCTCAAGGCCACGGCAAAATAAGCGCATAGGAGTTATCATGGCACAACACGATTATAATATAGCTAACCAGACATTTCCCGCCACTAGAACAGATATAAATGCGGTTCTATCAGCCATTGTTTCAATAAACTCTGGCTCATCCGCACCATCAACAACCTATGCTTATCAGCTTTGGTATGATACAACTACAGACAAGTTAAAAATAAGGGACTCAGGCAATGCGGCTTTTATTGACCTTTTTACGTTTAACCAATCAAATGATACTGTAACGGCAGTAGCTGGAAGTGAAGACCCAACGGCAATAGCGATTGCTTTAGGGTAGTAACGTCATAGGAGATTAAAATGGCAGATGACGCAATCGTATCAACCTCAGTCACAGCGTTGCCTGATGAAATAGCTCAAACATTCTCTGGCAATATGAGCGTTGCCCCAGCCGATGCCAATGATAAGTGGTATTACAAGCTGACATCAATACCAACATCAAGTGGTGATTTGATTGCTGGCTCATTTCTTGACTATACGGCGGTCGCTGGTGCAAGCGCACCAACAGCTATTACAACATCTGATAAAGTAAAGTTTCTATTCATACAGAACACAAGTGCCGCAGATGGTATTATGTTATGCTTAGATGGTGGAACAGCCGCCTTTGATTTAGTTGATGGCATATTTATTGGTCCAAGCCAAACATTCACACTCAGATGCCCCAATACTACAGTAGGGAACCTACACGCAATATCCGCTGATGAAGGCTCGGCTGGCGATGCGGCGGTAACTGCAATAGTAGCGGCATTGATTGATGATGTAGCGTAGGGGGCAAGCTCATGGCTAATAATTTTGACAGGGTTATTTTTGACGGAACAAACATTGCGGCGAACGTAGCGCACACCCTTTATGTTTGCCCAACATCCGCTTCTACCAAAACTGTTGGGATTGGCCTGTTGTTCGCAAATGTGGGTTTATCGCAAATAACTGTCACGTTAGCCTTTAACGGTACAGAGACTATGAAAGCCATTCCAGTGCCAGCTAGTTCTTCTTTAGAATATTTTGGCGGTAACAAGATTGTTATGAAAAGCGGTGACTCCATAAGCCTGTCATCTAATACAGCTAATTCATTAAATGCGTATTGGTCATATATGGAGATAACCTAATGCCTTTTATTGGTAATAGTCCACCGACAAGATTTGCTGATATACCTGTAATTCAAGAGTTCAATGGCACAGGGTCAGCTACCACGTTCACATTAAACAGGACGGTTTCCTCTGCCCAATCAGTTCTTGTTTCTGTAGATGGTGTAATACAGAACGCCGATGATAGCTATTCAATCCCAGATGGGGTAACGCTTACATTTACAGCCGCCCCATCATCAGGAACATCTAACATATTTGTGAATTACCTTGGCCTGTCTGTTGGCAATGTTACCCCAGCCGCCGAAAACAAAGGGAACTTTAAGGCTGGCGGCCTATTCCGTACTAATGCACAATCCCTTACAGCGAATACAACCATCTTAGCTACAGAGAACGCCAACGTAACTGGTCCGTTTACTGTGGCTTCTGGTGTTACATTAACCGTTGAAAGCGGTGGGACATTGGTGACGCTATGAGTACCTTAAAAGCAGATACCATTCAGAGTACAGGCGGTGGTGCAGCTACGCTGACTAAGCAAAATGCCGCTAAAGCCTTTGTTTCTGTAGAGGGTACATCTGGCCCCAGTATATTTCAATCATTAAATATTAGCAGCATTACGGACAATAGCGTGGGTAACAATTCTTTTGGTGTAACTTCAGCCATAAGTGGGGTTGATTACGCCTTAGTTAGTGGTTCAAATGCAAGTGGCGCAAGCAATTATGCAGTAGCTAGAGTTGCAACCAGTTTCAAACTAATACAAAGACTAGATGGAGATGGTAGTACTGCATCCGATACAAATAATTCAGCACACCTTAACGGAGACCTAGCATGAGTGAGATACTAGTAAACAAACTCACTGGCACAAGCACCGCTGGGTCTATCCTTGTAACAGGTGAAGGTAATAGCACGACTACTAGCTTGCAGCAGGGGTTGGCAAAAGCGTGGTGTTATGTAGAGGGAGATGCAGCATCACCCTTAATTAACAGTCTTGGCGGTGCATCCCTGACTGACAGCGGGACAGGGGATTATACTTACAATCTTACCAATAACTTTAGTTATACTAGATACAGCGTTACTAGCAACGAATCTAGGGGGCCATCTGCGCCTAATGTGGGCGGCAGAATAGTTCAATGTGACGGAGTTATTACAAGCAGTTGGGGCATAAATGCATATTCTTTGAATAGTAGTGCTGTCTTATCAAGACTAGATGACAGCGTTATTTGTAGCACAGCACATGGGAGTTTAGCGTAATGGCACTAGGAAAAATCAAAGCAGATACCCTAGAACACAGCACCGCTGGGTCACTTGATACAAAGTTTGTTGTGAATGGTAGTCTAAAAGGTTATTTAAATTTCGCTGGTAATGCTGGAACGCCATCTGCTACTGATAGTTTTAATCAATCAGGGATTACAGATGGCGGCACAGGAATTTTTGCTTGTGCGTTTACGAGCAGCATGAGTAATGCAAATTTTGGTCATTGCGATGGGGGTGACCATTCGGCTGCTGGGGTTAATACAAATAAATTTGATTCTCGTTCCGCTTCAACTTTTAATTGTAGAGCTTATGACATTGGCGGCAATTTGAATGATAATGCTTACATCTCTTTAAGCTTTATAGGAGACTTAGCATAATGAAAACACCACAGTTTCAAGGCACACACCTATTCGACAGACTATGCTGGGCGAAAGAAAACCTAGACGGTGTACAGTCAGACTACCGTGTAGTCTATGAGGACAGTGTAGATGAGTGCGCTAAGATACTTGTACCTGACCCTAATTGGATGGCTTGCGCTTTACAGGGCGGCATCTTACCGCCTGTCCAAGTATATTGGGAACTAGCTAAAGATGAGGCCAAAGAGGGCTTTACAAAGCACACTAGGGGTTACTTGCTGCACAACACCAAGCCTGTAGAGGCTATGACAGAAGAGCAAGCAATAGAATATTTGATTATGAAAGATTGCCCACAGCACGTTTGGCGTGATTGGGATAGCGGCAATAAGCCAAAACTGGTAATATGCCGCAAAGAACAGCTACCAAGCACTAGAGAGTGGCGGAACGCTTGGAAGATTACTGATGAACTCGCCACTGATGAAACTGTTGCCGCATAGGAGCGTATTATGACAACAACTTATATAGTCGATAAAGACGGTAATCAGATTGATGCTTCAACTGCTACTGTTCCAGCAGACCGACACTTCCGTGGTGCATGGTCACTTTCTGGCAAGGTCATTTCAGAAGATATGACAGCAGCCAAAGTAATCTTCAAGGACAAAATCCGTGAGGTTCGTAATCCACTACTTGCGGCAGAAGATGTCGTTTACATGAAAGCTCTTGAAGCTGATGACTCATCTGCAAAGGCAGCGTCAGTAACTAAGAAGGGCAAGTTGCGTGATGCACCAGCCGCTTCTGCAATTGGTAGTGCAGACACAATTGCTAAACTCAAGGCAGCTTGGGATACATCTGTGTTGGGTGATAGCCCTTACGCATAAGGAGATTAGGTTATGGCACTGACCAAAATAGGTAGTGGCGGTATAGAAAATGTTACTAATGCCGCTAACGCTACCTTTTTGACAATAGATGCAAGTGAACAGATTACTG